AAAAAACACCACACAAAAGAGAATTGGAAATTATACGAAAAAGGTCGCAAGGCTTATGAAAGTTTCAATCTATTAACAGAACAAGAAAAAGAAAATTGTAGTCAAGAAATTAAAAGGCTTCATAAATGGTATGAAATAGTAGTACTTGGAGGTTGGCTTGAAAAACAAGAAGGAACAATATTAAATAATTGGGAAATTGGAGAATTTGACGATTCTTTACCTTATATTTTCGGTCAAGATTACGGCTTTGATGATCCAACTACATTGGTAAAAGTTGCCATTAACAAGAAGAAAAAACTCCTGTATCTTGATGAATGTTTTTATCTTTCAGGACTTGACGAAGGGAAAATATTTGAATTAAATCATAAGATATGCCAACAAAATTTAATAGTTGGAGATTCTGCTTCTAAACAATTAATTAATTCATTACGTAATAAAAAAGGACCAAACGGAAAAGGAATAAATCTAATTGGAGCAGTCAAAAAAGCTGGGAGTGTTCTAAGTGGTATAATAAAATTACAGGAATACACCTTGATAATTACTCAAAGAAGTGTAAATTTAAAAAATGAGTTAAATAATTACGTTTGGTTGGATAGAAAATCTGATACACCAATTGACGATTTTAATCATTTAATTGACCCAATTAGATACGCTTTAGGATATTTAGACCGATAAAATGGAAGTGATAGACAAAATAAAATCTTTTTTTAATTCTTCAAAAAATCAATCTTTCAATAATACTTCTTCAAGGAGTCAATGGTCTTTCTTTGGCTTAAATAGTTGGAGTGGTCATTCTAACCATGATGAGAGAATTCTTATAAATGAGGGCTATCTTTCAAATGAAGATATTTTTGCAGTTCTTGAAAAGTTGGTCCATTCTTCAGCAACTATCCCAATTAAATTATATGAAAAAGATGGGGATAATTGGGAAATGGTTGATGATTCTAATAACGAATTATTAAAACTTCTTAAAAAACCAAACAAAAACCAAACGCTAAAAGAATATAGAAGGGAACAATACTTGAATTATTTATTGACTGGAGATTCATTTGAATTAATGAATATGTTGCTCGGTTTTACTTATCCAACGTCAATGAATATTTTGCCTTCTCAATATGTAGAAGTTGAATTGGAGGACCAAAATCAATTCTTTAGCCCTGTAAAAGATTACATTTTTTCTTACGGTGGTCATAGAACGCTTTATGATGCTGAACAAGTTCTTCATTTAAAAAATTTAGACCCTTCATATCCTTGCAATCAAAAAGGACTTTCTCCATTGCAACCAGCTTACACTTCTTTAAGTGCTTCAAATCAAGTTCATAATGCTGAAAAAAGTATGATTGAAAACAAGGGGGCAACTGGAATGATTAGTTCAAATAACAATGATTATCCTTTAAGCGCTGAAGAAAGGGAAGAAATTGACAAAGAATTTAAAGGAAGAACAGGAGGTTCAAACAATTATAATAAAACAATTACAGTTTCTTCAAATGTTAAATTTCAAACGTTGGGATTATCTCCAAAAGATTTGACATTGACTGAAATTGATATTAATAAATTGCGAAAATTCTGTAACATTTACGGAATGTCATCACAATTATTCAATGATACTGCAAATAGTACCTATAACAATGTACTTGAAGCAAAGGCTTCTTTATATACAGAATCAGCTATTCCATTGGCTCAAACTTTTGTAGACAATTGGAATGAAAATTTAATTCCTATATTTAACAAACGAGATAATAAAGAATATTGTCTTAAATTAGATATTTCAGAAATTGAAGTGCTTCAAAAGAATAAAAAAGAAGAAGCTGAAAAGAATAAAATTGTAACTGAAGCAATTCTTTCAGTCGCTTCAATGGTTTCAATGAATCAATTATCAAGAGAATCAGGTATAAATATTTTAATGCATTCTCAAGGATTAAGTGAAGAAGAAGCTGAAATGATTATTAAAGAACCAATTGAAGTTCCAACAACTCAAACAGAAAATACAAATGAAGGATAATAAAAAAGGTTATAAAAACGCTTCATGTGTTCTTAATGTACAAGAAGTAAAAGCTGATTCAAAAAATGGAATTGTTGAAGGGTATTTTTCAGGATTTAATAACATTGATTCTGATTCTGATAGAATTCTTCAAGGAGCATTTTCAAAATCAATAAAAGAACATGGTCCAAGTTCTGAAAGTAATCGTAAAATTGCACATTTAGCATACCATGACACAAGAAGACCAATTGGAGTTCTTGCAGAATTGAAAGAAGATTCAACAGGTCTTTATTTTGTTTCTAAAATGGGAAGTCATACTGAAGGGCAGGACTTTTTGAAAATGTATGAAGAAGGTCTTATTCGTGAACATTCGATAGGATTTAATTACATTAGTGATAAGATAAAAGAAAGTAAGGAAGGAGATCAAACAATCTGGGACATTCAAGAAGTTAAACTTTGGGAAGGTTCTGCTGTTGTTTTCGGTGCAAATTCTGAAACTCCTAATTTATCAATTATCAAAAGTCAAGATGATTTGAATAATCATTTAGAAGAAATCAACGAAAGAATGGAGGTTTTTATTAAAGCATTAACTGACAACAATCTTTCAAAAAAATACAATGAACTTTTTGTTCTTGAATTAATGCAATTGAAAGAGCAATATAATTCACTTTTAAAGTTTGAAAAGCCGATTGAAAAAATCACTTTACAGGACCAAGAGCCGAATTTAAAAGAACAGGAAGAAGAATTGAAAAGAAGAATTTTATTAAGCTAAAAACTAAAAAGATGCCAAAAGGATTTATTGAATTAACAGTAAAAAGTGCTGATGAATTGTCAAAAATGTCAGCTGAACAATTAGCAGAATATAAAAGTGCTAATGAAACTGCTCAAAAAAATAATTTAGAAGTTGCTAAAGCATTTCAAGAAAAATCTGAAGCGAAAGTTTCTGAATTGGAAACAGCTTTAAAAGCACAATCTGAAGTTATTGAGAAATTAAATAACACAAAGAAAGATTCAACTGCTTCTTTAATTGCTGCAAAAAACGAATCTATCAAAAAAGCGATTGGAGAAATTGCCTCAAAAGGAAAAGCTTCTTTTTCTTTAGATACAAAAGCAATTACTTCAGCTTCTGTTGTTGATGGAACGGACCAATATTTCTACGGAATTCAAGGAATTGGAAAACAACCAGTACGTCAATTAGTAATGGAATCTTTGTTTGCTTCTGTAAACGTTGGAGCAAATTCAGGAGGAACTTTGAGATATACTGATCAAGATGTTTTGACAAGAAACGCTGATAACGTTGCAAATTGTTCTTTATTTCCAGAATCAGATATTACATGGGCAACAAAAACAGATTCAATTAAAAAAATCGCTGATTCTATTCCAGTTTGTAAAGATGCAATGGAAGATTTTGGTTTTATTGAATCTGAAGTAAATAACTTCATTCTTGAAAATTTACGTTTAAAATTAGATCAACAATTATTATTAGGAACTGGGACAGGTCTTCAATTAAATTCTGTTGATTCTTACGCTCAAACTTGGTCTGTTGGTGCTGGTTCTCCAATTGAAGGAATGGCTTTAAGTATTTCAAATCCTACAATTTATGACGTTTTAGCTTCTGCAATTTGTCAAATTGTGAATAGTGGTCAAGCAAATAGAGCTTATTACAATCCAAACGCAATTGTAATGAATCCAACTGATGTTTGTTCTATGAAATTAGAAAAAGATGCTGATGGTAATTACTTGTTACCTTTGTATTTTTCTGCTGATGGAATGAGTATTGACGGTGTACCTGTTTACGCTTCTCCATTAGTTCCAGCAAACGTTGCTTATGTTTTTGATTCTACAAAAGGAACAGTTTACACTGAAAGAATGATTCAAATTGAAATGGCTGATGAACATGGTACTGATTTCTTAGAAGACTTCGTACGTATCAAAGGTTCAATGAGAAAACAATTATTAGTAAGAAGTGTAAATCAAAACGCATTTTTGAAAATTGATGACATTGCAGCAGCAAAAACAGCTTTAACAAAACCTTAATTTTCATCATTAAGCTTGTGGTTTAATTATCACAAGCTTTTATTCTTTTGAAATATGATTATAAAATTTATAAAAAATCATCCAGTAGGAATAAAAGAAGGGACGGTTCAAGATGTTGCTGAAAATTTTGGTCAAAGAATGATTGAATCTGAATTTGCTAAAAAAAGCAATAAAAAAGGATTAGAAGCATTCAAAAAAAGCATTAAGGACCAAGAGGCTGAAAGATTGAAAGTTCTTGAAGAAATAAGACTTGAAGCACAAAAAGCAAAACTTGAAGCTATAAAAAAGCCTTATGATTGTGGTTGTGGTGGTAAAGTTGAAGATTGTGAAGAATGTACTGAAGATAAATAATATTGAATCATGGGAATTTTAATTGATACTGAAGATTTCAAAAATCAAGACTTATATGCTAAATATTATATACCTTTTAGTTCAAAAGTTTGTGGTTCTGAAGAAAAATTGAAAGGATATATTGAAAGATATGAAAAAAAGTATCTTATTCAATTGCTTGGTGTTGAATTATCAAAGCTTTTCATTGCTGATTTAGTAGATCAAGTTCCTCAAACAGATATTTATTTAGATATTTACAATTCTATTCAAGAAGATTTGACAACAGGAAGCGTTTCATATTCTGATTATTGTGGTTGTGATAGGGAAATTCTTTGTACCAATGGAATGAAATCCATGATATTGGGCTTTGTTTTCTTTGAATATATGAGAGATCAACCATATCAAAAAGATTTGACAGGTGTCAATCGTTCAAAAGCTGAAAATTCAACTGATAGAGAAGTCCTTCCAAATGAATGGGGGTTGTTTGAATATTACAATGAATCAATTTCAGATTATCAACAAACACAATATTACATTTTATTGAATAAGGAAAATTACTCTTTATTTAATGGGGTTAAGAAAAGAATAGGAAGTCCATTTTAAAATATTAAATACAAAGTTATGGCAGGAAAAACAGGTAATTGTCCAAACCAATATTTTTTAAGTGTTGGTCCTGATAATGTTGATGGATATGATGCAACAGCCCCTTTTATTACTGACGGATTAGCAGCTGAAGGAAATACTGAAATGTCAAACAGTGGACCATATCAAATTCAAGCTTTTTTAGTTGGAAGCAATGGAGATGCTAAATTTTCAATTGAACAATCTTCAGACGGTTTAAATTGGGATACTGTAATTGATGGAATTGATTTGATTATTCCTTCAAATGATTCTGTTACTTATGAAGATATTGTTTTTACAGGTGCTTTTATTCGTGTCAATTATGACAATGATTTGAATACCGCTGGAACTGTAACATTTATTTTAACACAAAAATAAAATACTATGGGACAAACAATAAGAGCTGACCGTTCAAGTGGTGGAGGTGGTGGAGGTGCTGTTGATTCTTTTAATGGAAGAACTGGAGCAGTAGTTCCACAAAATGGAGATTATAATAGCGGTCAAGTAACTGAAGTAGTAAATAAAAAATATGTTACTGATGCTGAAAAATTAGCTATTGCCAATACTTCAGGAACAAATACAGGAGATGAAACTCCTTTATCTGTCAAAACGAAGTACGAAAGTAACGCAAACACAAACGCTTTTACTGATACTGAAAAAACAAAGTTAGGAAGTCTTTCTGGAACTAATACAGGAGATGAAACAACTTTAACAATTCAGACAAAAAGACCTTTAAAAACGGTTAATGGAACAAGTTTAGAAGGTAGTGGAGATATTCCGATAAGTGGCTTTGATCCAACAACTGAAGGAGTTCTTACTGATTATACTGATAGCCAAAACAATAATATACAAACTACTAATTCAACAGCTGGACTTACTTACTTGACATTATCAAAAACAGGTGTTGATTTAGCTTCTGATTATACGTTTAATGTTTCTTTTAGTATTTCACATGATGCGACAAATTCAAATGGTTTTGTCGATATTAAAGATTTTGGTGTTTCAATTTTAACTCAAGTTTATACAGTTGAACCAAAAGACACAAATGACAGAGTTTGGGTTTCTTTATCTGGTAGAATTACCCCAAATCCTTTAGGTGGTGGACAATTTCAGTTACAGCTTGATTTTGGTACTGATGATTCAGATGATGATACAACAATGTATTTTGCTAACATTTCACTTCAAAAAATTAATGAATAATGGAAATAGTAAAAGAAAATTTAACAATTGAAGTTGTTCCATTTCTTGATGCCTTAAAAAGCATTACAGGAATAAATAACAAGTTATATGATTCAATCACTAATAAGTTAATTCTTGACGTTGTTGAAGGTTGGACCAAAGAAACAGAACTTGACAACTTAATTACTGAACATGATTTAAGTAATTTTGTTTTTATAGAAAGTTCTAATGTTGTTAATTTTAGTGCAAAAGAATTAAAAAGAAAAATCAAAAAAGAATCTTCTTTGAAAAGTAAGTTGGTCCAATTTTCTTATAATTCATCTGATGAAAAAATTAATTTCAAGTTTAAAATTCCTTTTGGACAAACTGAAATTGATTTGCTTGATTCAATCATTGATACACTTACAGGAGTTGATGCACTTACTGAAAGAATGTCATTATATGATAAAAGAAAAGCTGATGGTTGGAATCTTTACAATGAACAACGTTCTTCAATAGTTTTAGCAATTGATGCTGGTCTTTTAACTCCAGAACAAGAAGATTTTATTCAGACAAAAATAAAAGAAGTTGTATTTTACTTAAATATTGCTGATTGGAAAACTGCTGAAAAAAGGATAATTGAAACCATTGTTGAAGGTGCTTATACGCAAGAGGTAAAAGATAATTTTACAAATCTTATTTCAACATACATTTCAGAAAATTATACTGATTAATATGTATGATATAATTGACATATTAAGAGATTCAATTGAACAAGAAGCGACCTTTAAAATTGGAAGTGTTGTTGCTGTTGATCAATCTAAAAATATTTATAGAGTTACATCATGCGAAAATAAAACATATTGGTTAAAACCATGTATGAGTGTTGAAGTTCAAGCTGGGAAAAAAGGAAAAATTATAAGTGTTGAAAATAATAAATCTTTTCTTATTCAGTTTGAAAGCCCTTTTGGTGGTGTTGCTATTCAATTTCAACTTCCAGCACCTTCTTTTGTTCATGGAACTGTACCTTTTGCAAACATTGAAATTTCAAATATTGGAATAAAAAATGATGAATGTGAAATGCCTGTTTCTTATTTGTTTGAATTATTCACTCAAAAGTTTCTAAAAAGAGAAGCTTCTAATCATTTTATTGCTGAAAATTTAAGGATTTTCTTCCTTGATGATTATGGAATTGATGATTTAACAACTTCGGACCATTACCAAAATGTAATTTATCAAATGCAAAACTTTGCGTTCTTTGTTTTAGATAATTTAAAGAAGGATATTAAACGAGTTGATAAAACATACATTGAAGACAATAGTTATAAGCTCATAAATAGAGTAAAGGCTGGAGTTTTTAAAGGAACAAAAGGTAATGAAAAAAGCTTTTTTAGTCGTGATTTGTCAGGAGTTGAATTGAATTTAAGTATAGCAATCAAAAAAGACAATGATTGTTGTGATTGTTGTTAAATAAAAATTAGTAAATTAATTAAAAATTAAAATAAATATATATTATGGCAGTTTGTAAATGTGATTCAGGACTTGTAAATAGTGGTATTCCTAATTGTGTAACAGGATTTGAAAGAATTGTAAAATTGTTTTTTGTTTATCAAGTTGCTAATGATGGAACTTCAAATGGAATTCCTTGTAATCAAACAATTGACGAGGCTTTTTTAACTGAAAAATTGAATGAAGCTGATTCTTCAAAACGTTGGTATCCAACAGGAAAGATTTCAACTGTTACTGAAGTTCGTAACGATCCAACAACTGAAACAATTGATAATGTTGATTTCATTGTTGAAAAAGGTTCAAGAACTTTCAATGGTTTCTTTGTTGATACTGCAACTTCTTCTCCAACTTATTTAAAATTCTTAAAGTCTGCTGAATGTCCTTCAATCATGTACTTTGGTGTTGATGTGAATGGAACAATTGTTGGAATTGAATCAGTTGAAGGAGTTGGTTTAGTTGATACCTTACAAGGTTTAAAAATTCAACAAAAATCAATGTTTTCAAGACCTGTTCCAGCAACTTCAACAACAATTGCAAAGAATGAATTAACTTTCACTTTAGATCAATTAGTTCTTGATGAAAACATTGCTTTTATTTCTGCTGCTGAAATTACAGCTGATTTATTAAATGCTAATGGCTTACTTGATGTAACTCTTGACGATTTATCAAGTTCTGTAACTGAATTAGTAATCGAAGCTAAATTGGTTTATGGTTCTTTATGTAATAAATTACCTTTTTCTGGTGCTGATGCTGTTTTGGATTGGTCACTTTTTAACATTACAGAAGGACTATCTGTTCCAATTACAACAATTGTTGAAGATCCAGCTGGAACATATACAATTTCTTATTCTGCTCAAACAGCTTTAGACGAAGTTCGTTTGACTTTAGCAAAAGATGGATATTCTGCAACTGTTTTAGAAACAGTAGTATAAAAAACAAAATAGTTTTTTCAAAAATATCTGAAAGGCTATCAATTCATTTTGATAGCCTTTTTTTTGTATCTTTAAAATATGATTGATTTCTTAGAAAGTATTCTTGCATTAGAAGGAAAGGAAGATGAAATTATTGAAGAAATAACAAATCAACCTGAAACACAAGATTTTTTAATTAAAGCATTACAGGACCAATTATTTGAAACTGGTGCTGATGGAAATGGCGAATCTTTGGGTAAGTATTCTTTCTTTACTGCTCAAATTAAGAGGGCAAAAGGACAGCCAACAGACAGAATTACGCTTGTTGATACTGGGGATTTTTATGAGTCTTATTTTATAGATGCTTTCAAAGGTGGTTTCATCATTGATGCTGATGGAGAAAAAGAAGATTCAAATTTATTTGATAGATATGGAGATGATATTTTGAAACCTGATCAAGAAACATTGGAAGAAATAGCTGAATTTTACGAAATGAAATTATATGAATATCTTGAAAAGAATGTTTTCTGTTAAAAAAGAAAATGCAGTTTATGCTTCAATAAAAAACCTTCCAATTTCAATTTGGTGGGAAATTAATTATGAAGGCAAGTTTGAAAAGTTGGTCCTTGAAGGTTCTTTTTCTGAAAATGAATTGTATAATTTTTACTTGGTTTTGCTCCAAGAATATTACGATAATTTCGGAGTAAGTGAAGAACATTCTGAATTCATAAAAGCCAAATTAAAATATACTGAAAAATTAGCTGATTATATTATTAAGCAAACTAATGAATCAAAAATGTTTTTGGAGATGGCAAAAATCGAAATGCAAGAACTGATTCCAAAAGAAAAGGTTGAAAAAGAAAAGGTTGAATTGTTTGAATATATTACAAACATTGAAAAGAATTTCGGTTTTCAAATTAATGAAGACGAATTGACAACATATAAATTTTACGCTTATCAAAAATCTTTAAGAAATGGCTAAAAAGATAACCAATGAAAGCTTTATTGATTCGGATTTTCTTGTTCCAGCAATTAAGCGAACCAAAGAATTAATTGAAGTTATAGATCAATTATTTGATAACTTAAAAGAAGTAGGTAAAGAAAGTAAAACAGCCCTTGAAGGACTTAATCCTTCGCAAAGTGTAAAAGACTCTAACAAATTAAATGAAGTTCTTGAAAAGCTTTTAAAAACACAACAAGAAATAACTGATTTAAAAGAAGACAGGGCAAAAGTTGATAAAACCTTAAAAACTTTACAAGAAAAGAAAATAAAACAAGATAAAGAAGCTTTACAACTTGCAGTACAAGAGAAAAAAGTAAGTCAAGAACAACAAAAAGTCTTATTACAAGAGGGAAAAGTTCGACAACAAAACTTGAAAACTGCAATTATAAGCAGAAAAGAGCGTGAAAGACAGTTCAAAGCAAGGGAAAAAGAAAGGAATCAGCGTAAAAAAGTACTTACTGAATACCAAAAGGAAAGCAAAAGGCTTAATGAATTAAGAAATAGATACAAAGAACTTGCTGTTGCTGAAAAAGAGAACACAAAAGAAGCAAAAGACTTATTAAAGGAAGTTACAAAACTTGACAAAAAACTCAAGGAAATTGACGAAACAGTTGGACAAAACCAAAGAAGCGTTGGTAATTATGAAAAGGCTTTAGAGGGATTAAATTCAACAATTGGAAAGCTTGGAGTTGTAGCTGCTATTTCAAAAGGAATTGAATTGCTTGGTTCTGTTTTTGGGGATACTCGTG